AAACAGAATAAAAAGAAGGGTGGCTACAGGTTAATTGAAACTATGACTTGGCAACCAGGCGCACCCGCGCCTAAAACAGACAAGGAAGTAGCATTGTACTCCGATAATCCGCATTTACCTGCCGATTACATCAATCATTTATTATCTATGCCAGATCAATGGGTTAACAGGTATGTATATTGTAGTTGGGATGATTTTGCAGGGTTGGTATATCCAGAGTTTAAGCAGGAAACACATTGTATGAAGTCTTTTGACATTCCAAAGTGGTGGAATCACTATGTAGTCTATGATTATGGGTATCGTAACCCAAGTTCTATACTGTTTGCTGCTACAGATGAAGAAGGCACTATTTATGTCTACGATTTAATCTATGAGTCGGAACATACCATAGAAATGTTAGTACCAAAGGTAGAACGCAGGCTACAAAGCGGGGTCAACTATACCTTTTTGGCAGATCCCAGTATTGTTCGTACCGAAAGAGATGGGAATAGCGTTGCGGATGAGTGGTATGACTATGGAATTGAATGGGAAAAAGCAAAGAACGATAAGCGTGCTGGATTTGAAAGAGTCTCCTCGTATTTGAAGCTAGATGAGAATATGCGCTCTAAGTTATTGTTTTTTAATAAATTAAATATGAAACCTTTGCTCGAAGAAATCGTTGATTATAAGTGGAAGGAACTCAAACACGGATTTGAAAATAGAAACTTACCAGAAGAACCCGTTAAAAAGAACGATCACGCAATGGATTGTTTACGGTATCTCGTACATTATGTCGAAGATAGCTTTTCTCCCCATGAACCTAGTGATGACTATGGCTTATGGGGTTTTTCACAAAATAAACGCACAAGTTGGATGAGTACATGAATTTACAAGAAATACATGAAGTGTTTGATGCCATGATGGAAAATGATTCCACATGGATGGATGCAGCCGAAGAATCGGCTCGATTTTACACAGGAAGTTATGGAACTGGTCATTGGGAAGAGGATGATCTGCAAACATTACGCGCAGAAGGTAGACCACCATTACAGTTAAATATTATTTTACCAAAAGTGAACTTGGTGACTGGAATAGAAAGGCAGGGGCGATCTTCATGGAAGGCGCGCCCTGTAGAATCCGATGATGAGAATGAAGCTATGCTCACGACAGCTCTTTTATATCATTTAGATCGGAACAGACAGTTACAGAGCTTATTTAGTCGCGTATTTAAGGATGGTGTGATTACAGGAAGAGGTTGGATTGATGTATGTGTAGAACCTGGGCAATATTATGATGGTGAGTTAACGATAAAAAGAGAGTCGTGGGCAAATGTTCTTATTGATCCAGAGTGTAGATCTCCACATACCAAAGATTGGAATTATTTAGCACGATCTAAGTACCTAACTTTACAACAATTACAACAAATGTACCCTGATGCGGTAGATGATATTAGTTCTGTAGAAGGTTTTATGCAGTATCCGCACGAAATGGGAGAAGAAATAGGAAGTTTTTACAGTAGTGCAGAGCCAATTAACTCAGCATACCACTTAGATGAGATGCACCGCAAGGTTAGAGTGCTTGAAATGTGGAATAGAGAGTATGAAAGAGAGCATTTTATCATCAATAAGTCTACTGCTCGCATTTCTAAACAAGGGTTTGCATCCAAAAGAGCTGCTGAGACAAAAATTAAAGAATTAAAACAGATAGAAGAAGCTGCCAAAGTGCCAATGATGACTGATTTTGGTGTCATTAGTCGAATTGTACCGAAAACTTACGTTACCATGTCCGCAGGGATGCACATTTTACAGGAAAAAAAGAGTAATCCGTATATGCACAATGAATTTCCGTTAATTCCTTACTTTTATCAGTTTGAAGATATGGGTAACTACATTGAAACCTTTGGTATTGTAGAAAATATGAAAGATCCACAGCGTGAAAAAGACAAAAGGCGTTCACAAATGTTGGATATTATCAACCGATCCCCTAGAGGTGGCGGTGTATTTGCTGGAAATAAGGTTTCTCAGGAGGAAATGAATGAAGCCTCCACAACAGGAAGGTGGATTGGTATTCCTGGCTTTAAGGGGCGAATTACGGACTTTATGCAGCAATGGTCAAACTCTCACTTATCTTTGGTAAGTAGTATTGCTGCTATGGAGCAAAAAGCAGAGTTTGATGCCAAAGAAATTAGTGGTGCTTCCAACCCAATGATGGGTATTGCCACATCCACAAAAGAAAGTGGTATAGCAGCACAGACAAGAATTAGACAGGGTATGATGACCTTGCAAGAACAGATGGAAAATTTAGATCTAACTAAGACTACAGTTCTCATGCAGGCACTTAAAAATATGCAACAGTTCTATACGCCTGATAAAATTAAAAGAATTATTGGTGCAGAAACCGAAAAAGCAGAGTCTCCAGAAGAAGTAGCAGTGATTAATGAGACAATAGCTAGGTTTTTAACCAACTTTGAAAAATTTGAATTTGATATTGTTCTGGACAGAGGAGAAAACTCCGCAACCATGAAGGCAGCAAAGGCACAACAGGTTGGTGAACTGGTCAGAAACGGATACTCAAGTTTATTTCCTCTCTATGTTGAGCTTTCCGACCTAGATGCAGGAAGAGAAATACTCGAAAAATTTGAAGAAGAGCGATCCGCACAAATGCAAGCGCAGCAAATGCAGTCACAGATGACTGGTGAGGACAAATCGTGATTCACAACCCCCTAAAATAAGGATAAGGTACAATGGAAAAGCAAGAAAGTTACATTGATGAGGCTAAAGAATTGGATGGCACTGCCACAGATTCTCCAGAATCAAATAGTAACGAGCAAACAGCAGAGACACCTGTTGCAGAAACTCAAAGCTACAAAGTCGGAAACAAAGAATTTGCTTCTGTGGATGAATTAGTAGAATACGCTTCTAATACAGATAAGTCTTATAGGAATCTTCAGGAACTCAATGGCAGGCAGACCAATGAACTTGGTGAATTGCGTAAGTCTCTTGATGAAATCAGGGTAAATACTTCTCCAAAAGAAGTAGAGCCAGAACTACCAGAATATGATCCGTATGATCTGAATTCGATTTTACCGCATATCTCTAAACAAATAGAAAGCAAGTTCGCTGAACAACGCAAAGTACAAGAAAGAGAGATCAATGAGAGTAGAATGAAAAAAGCTCAACAGGATATGATTGATGGTTTTATTAAGTCTCACCCTACTATGTCCAACGAAGAACTCCAAGCTGTTGCAAAATTCGGAGATGAGCGTGGGATCGCACAAATTGAAGATGCGTACACGCTTATGACTTTAAATCAGGAGAAGAATAAAGCCAAAACAGAAGGTGTAAAACAAGTAACAGAAAAACTTACCCAAGCAGAGGAAGTGCCAACAACACTTTCCAATGCTACTGGTGGGAATAAAACTGCTATTGATTTTGACAACCTTATGCAATCAGACTGGGAAAAATTACCAGAGGATGTGCGTAGACAGGCTTTGATGGATTCTTCTTCTGGATAAACATATAGCCAAAAAAGGATAATACGATGGCAAACTGGAGTTCAGGAATGCAGGTCTCCCGTTGGGCGAAACAACTTGCTTACGAAGTTGGCAAAGAGATTTATTTCTCCAAGTTCATGGGAGAATCTTTTGATTCTATGATAGTAAAAAAACAAATGGATGAAGGCAAAGGTAAGGACATTACTTTCGGTCTTGTTGGATTAACACCAGCCTCAGATAACAGTAGCGGTGGTTTTTACACTGGTGATACTGCGATTGAAGGTAACGAAGCTAATCTTACTTCTAATACTCAAACTGTAGCAACAGCACACAGAAGATTTGCTGTGATTAGTGATGGTAATTTTGCAGATAGTAAGGTCTTGTACGATTTTCGTACAGAAGCTCTTTCTGAGTTGAAAAGATCCTACGCAGAAGATCACGATGCACAGATCTTTAGTGCTTTAACAGCAACCAGTGGTACTTTTGGTCAGCTAAGAGCAGATTCAGGAACTAGCGGATCTGCTTATGCTAATTCTGATGATGAAGCTAATTTGGCAGCTACTGATAAAATCGCTTTGGAAGATATTTCTAAATTAAAGCGTATCGCCATGCTAGGTGCTTCTGCTACTTGGAAAATGCGACCTATTAAAGTAGAAGGTAAGGATTACTATGTATTGTTAGTACATCCCGAAGTCTCTTATGACTTATTTCAGCTTGATGGTTTTCAGCAGATACAGCGTGAAGCAAATGTGCGCGGTGATGATAATCCGTTATTTGCTGGAGCATTGGGAATGTATGATGGAGTTGTAATCCATGAGCATGAAGGTGTAGCTACTGGAAACTTTGGATCTGGAGATGCAGTCAAAGGTGCAAGAAACCTATTTTTAGGTGCAGGTGCTGGTCTTTGTGCTGGAATTGGTGAAATGAACTGGGTTGAAAAAACCTTTGACTATGGCAACAAGCTAGGTATTGCTGCTGGTCAAATATACGGAATAGACAGAGCTGTGTATAACAGTAAAGACTACGGAAGTATTCAGTATTTAACATCAAGGACTGATCTGTAATCAGTAACTAACTAAGGGGCGGGCATTACGCTCGCCCCGCCTTAGAGAGATTATGACATTAACTCAAATTAGAACCGAAATAAGAAATATTACTGGCGTAGAAGATACTAGCGTAGTCGCAGATTCTGTGTTAACAGATCTCATTAATAAAGGTCAGACTATTTTAGCCGATGAAGCAAATCTATTTGCAGGGTACGCAACTAGAAATAGCGTTTCAGGAACAGGTGAATATCAACTTGTTAATGGGAATGGATCTTCTGTAACTGCTTGGACAATCGTAGAAAATGCAGCTTCCGCAGGTAGTTCCAATCTGGCAAATATGATTCGTATTTATCGTATTGATTTTGGTGGTGATCAAATGACTCGCATTGGTATGGATCAAATACACAATATCAGTAGCAATGTAGGTGATGTTCAAATGCCTTCTGCACATGGATACTATATCAACGATATAAGTTTAGGAATTTTTCCTATTCCTCAAGTAGTAAAAGAAATCAAGGTGTACTACTATCATTTACCTACTACACTATCTGGTGATTCAGATGTACCTATGATAGATACTCGCTATCACGAATGTTTAGTGTATTACGGATCATGGAAAACCGCAGAACGGCTTAGAGATATGAATATGATTTCCTACTTTAAGAATGAGTGGTTAGAATGGAAAGAAAAAGTGGTTATGGATCGTCAACGTAGAGCAGGAGAACCGAAGTTCAGTATTAATTATAAGGACTTTTAATGCCAAGATTACGGATTAGGGATTTTTCAGGTGGTTTGGTAACAAACCAATCTGAATTTGACATATCAGAAAATCAATATACTGCTTTTGAAAATGTAATGAATAAAATGCCTGGTCGTTTAGAAAAATTTCTAAATGATTCAGATGCAAGTGGTGGTATTACATCTTTAAGTGATGTACAAACAGAGCTTGTTTTATACCGAACAGAAAAAGATAATTCCAATAATAATGTTTCTACTCAATGGTGGGTAGTAGGAAACGGAACAGTTCTTAGAAGGCAAGCTACTTCCTCTGGTACTGGTGGCACATTTATTGATGTAGTTACTGGTTGGACAGGTACACCTTTGTATGATTTTCTTGTCCATAATCAAGTTTTACGAATATCGGATGGTAGTTTTACTAACACTACTAAATGGTACGGTCATATAAAACGAGATATTTTTGGAAAAAATATTGCAATAGGTGATGCAGGATCAGATGCTAGTACTCAAGTTCCAAGATATGCTGTAGTTACTCATAATACCACCATTAATAATTGGTATGTGCAAAATGCTGAATTGGTAGCTCCAACTGTTGTTAAAATGAATATGGCTCACGATGGTTTGATTTCATTGGCAGATTGTAGCTATAATAATGGCACTACTATTTCCACTGAAAATGATACTCTTGGTTTATCTGTTGGTATGGAAGTTTCGGGTGATAATATTCCAAGTGGAGCAACTATTACTCAAATTACAGATGATAGCAATTTTGTTATTAGTGCTGCCACTACAGGTGGAGATTTAGATGAAAAAACTTTAACATTTACTACATTAAGTAGCAATACAGATGTTGGTTTATTTGTCTATGAACCAAGAACAAAATATTCTGCGACCTCTACGCCTGATACAGAAAGTGACGAACACAATGCCTGGATCAATGCTTTGGATAATGAAACATTTGACCCAGCAGACAGATGGGCAGTTACTTATCTTTATGACTATGTTCAAGAATCTTCGTTATCTCTAAATCGAAATGGGGAAATAGGTATTACAGGTTTTGAGGTAGAAAAAGGTTCAGATGAAGAATCAGATAGCACTGCTACTACTTCTGAAGCATTGGATAGTACAGAAGGCGATATAGATGTATCAGACGGAACATTATTTTCAACTTATACTTATATCAAGATTGATGAAGAAATTATGTTTATTACTGCAATTAGCAGCAATACATTATATGTTAGAAGAGGTCAATTAAAAACACAAGCTCAAGAACACGCAACAGGAGCATCTATTTTTTACCGTAGCTCTCCGCAAAAGGGTAGAGCAATTAATTTAGTGCTGAATGGTATTACTTCATCTGGTTATCACAATCCAAGAATAACGGGAATGAATATTTATTGGCAACCTAAAGATGATGTAGACTGGTATTTGGTGGAGACTTTGGATATAAATAGAGGGTACTCTGATAGTCCTCTTGCTAGTGTACCTAACAATGAAGTCAATGGTAGTAATACTTTATTCCCTTTTTATTCATCTAATGTGTACAATGAATATTCATTGAAAAATTATGGATATTGGTTGCCTTGTCCAAATCCAGTAGCGACAGACGATGTAACGAATGCAGTGGATGGCAGTGGTAATCAATTTACTTTAAACGCAAGCTACTGGAGTGGGCAAAACAATAATTTTAGCAATACCAGTAGTGGTGTAGCAATTTTGTCTCGTAAAGAAACTAATGACAGCACAAATTTAAAAACTCAGTTTAATAGGCTAGGTTCTTTTTTTACTCCCATTTCTTCCGTTATTAGCACTAACTCAAGAATAGTTTTTAGAAAATATAATAATATTAATCGTGTAAATAACTATGCTGCTACTACATCGAATGTTATCAAACAAAATAGAATTTCTACACACAGCGTATTAAGTGATAAGGTTACTACATGGTATATCCCTTTTGATGGCTTAAAATTAGCTACTTATAATTCATTAACGGGTAGAGCTGCAAAAACAAAATTAGCAGCAATTAAATGGAATACATCTGCTGTAGTTAACAATCGTGGATATTATGCAAATATAGATACCGTAGATGAGAATAATCAGACAGCTAGAGAACAAAACAGAGTATATTTTACTGATCCATATAAGCTAGACGAAGTATTACCTGGAAGATATTTTGATATAGGTAGAAATGATGGCGATAATATTACTCGCCTTTGTTCTTATCGAGGTAAGTTATTTGTTTTTAAACCAAATCATACCTATGTGTACAATCAAAGACATCAATTAGAAAGAGTATTTCAAGGTGTTGGCGCAGTGCATAAGCACGCAGTGATTGAATCACCTCTTGGATTGGTATGTGCTAGTGAAGTAGGTGTATTTAGTGTGACTCCTACCCAGTCCAGGGAATTAACATTTAATATTCGATACACTTATCAGGCGTTAACCTTTGATCAGACCGCTATAGGATATAATGCTAAAGATAGTGAATTGTATGTTATGTATGATGCGGATGATTCTTCAATTTTTGTTATGAATCTTGATAATGGCAGTTGGGTAAAACGATCTATTGATGCTACGAATATTCGCACTAGAAGTAATTATGTATATGGTGCTGGTTTGCGCGCTCAGTTTTTTAACGTCACTTCAGGAGCTTCTACGGTAAGAAGAGTGGGGACTGGATCTCAAAACACCGATAGCTTTACAGTGACTACGAAGCGATTTGATTTTGGTGCGCCAGAGCTACAAAAAAGATTTAAAAAAATTAATATAACATATCAATCCGCATCCGCCCTAACAGTGGAGATCTATGCAGGGGAGGCTGGTACAGGATCTTCTGTAACCGAAACTTTAACCTTCCCTACTAAATCAGCCATTGTAAATGTTAGTAAAGCTATGCGTGCAGTAGGAAAAACTTTAGTAGTAAAAATAACCTCTGTATCAAGAGAATTAAAACTAGAGTCTATTGATATTGATTATGATATTTTAGGAAGTAATCCATAATGGCTGATGTAACTCAAGATTTATTGACTACGGAATTAGATACAAAGCAAGATACTTTGTTGCCATTAAAACAAGGATTGTATTCTAGTGCGGAAGGCAATGATGGGGATATGTGCGTATGTATTAACAATGGGAAGAAAATATTCGGGGTTAAGTTTCAAGGAGAGTGGAATTATACTGAATTAACTTTAGAATCTGATCCATTTGATAAAGGTGTTATACATGAAGAGATTAATAATGACTTTGTATCCTTATTAACACGCTATTCACAAAATATTTCAAGAATTTTAAATCGTAGAACTCCAAGAACCTTTAATTTTCCATTTTACGCTAGATCTTATACTTATACAAGCAGTGGTGTTTCTACAGATAATTATATTACTGATGCAATTGTCGTTCCTGGTAGTGTAGATCTTTTTTTATTAGATAGGTTAATTAGTGGTTCAGTAACAGATACTTTAGGTTCACAATCTCCTAGAGGTACTGTACCATATAAGTGCATATTAAAAACTATAATTATTACCGCAAGGCATATTCATCATAGTACAGATGATCGTAGTTCTACCACTATGGGATTAACAGGAAATGCTTATGACACCTCTTTATCTAGTTTAGGTACATACAATAAAGCTTTAACAGCTACCGTTGCAGGTAATTTTACACGATATAGTGACGAAAATTTTTCAAGTATTATTATTCCTCAATTTGGGCATTTTGATATGGTTCTTAGTGTGGGTAATCCTACCAATCGTAAAGTAGCATCATTAAATGGAATTATGATATTTGAAGAGGTAATATGAAACTTAATAAAAATAAAGAGTTATATAACAGTATAGAGGTAATCTGATGAGATATACAAAAAAAGCAAGAAGAAACTGGAAAAAGGAAACAACCAGAGTAGACATTATTGACAACACAACAGGACAGGTAGTGGCTAGCTTTCCTACTACGGGTGGACAAACACGTGAGCAAGGTGTTGGAATTGCCAATAGAAATGCAGATGCAGAACTAGCGAGGTTAAATGCTGCTGCTGAAGAGGCTGGTGAAGATTACGGATCAAGAGAAGAAATGCAAGCTGCTGAAAATGAAATACTGCGCAGAGAAAGATTAGATGAAGATGTTGCTAAATTTGAAGATCGGATTACCGAAGCAGGAAGGCTACGAGAAGATCTTGCTCAGAATGTATCTGCTAGAAAGACAGGACAACTTCTAAGTCAACTTCAAAGATCTATTTTAGGCACTGGTGGTGATGTACAAACGGTAGAAGCACTTACTCCTCAAATTCAAGAGCAGTCTAATAGAGCTTTACAGGATTTAATAGCAGGTAGTCAAGCACAAACTCAACAGCAATTAGCACAATTTATTCCTACTGAAATTAGAGCAAACTATAATCAAGACAATCTTTCCAATGCAATGAGCAGATTTCTAATGGAGGAAGAAACGCAACGCGCTCAGATACAGGCTAGTTTAGACGCTCAACCAGAATGGTGGGAGACTGTTTTAGGTCAAGGAGCGCAATTAGCTGGCAATCTTGCTGTAAAATATGCAACTGGGGGGATGGTATAAATGGCTTTCAAGTTTAAAGTAAAGAAAAGACCAAGCATGGGTCAAGCTGTCGCAAGTGCATTTGCAGCAGGAGCAATACAAGGTGGCACTACCGCTTTGCAAAATGCTATGAATGAAAGAGAAAATAGAAAGAAAAGATCTGCTCAAGAATTAAACTTATTTAATAATGCTGTGTCTGGTCTACCGTCAACTCCTGATAATTTATCTAAGCTGCTACCAATTAAAAGCCAGATTATAAAAGGTCAAATTAGTGGAGCTGAAGGACTGGATTTATTAGGTGTAGATGTAGACTACCAAACAGAAAAGCAAAAACAAGCTGATATAAAAGCAAGATCGGAAGCATTAACTCCAATGATTGAATCTGCTGAAAGAGGTGCAATGGCAGCAAGAAAAGATATTGGTTTAGGTACTCAGCCAACTAAAATGGAAAAAGATGTAAGGACTAGAGAGGCTGAAAAGCGTTTAGGTTTAAGAGGTGAGGCTACTCCACCATCTACTATAGAACAACAACAATTAAAAAACCTACAAAGATCATTGATAGAACAAGCCAACATTGCAGGAATGACATTTGATCAGTATTTAGCTAATAATGTAACGAATGTAGATGTCAAATTATATAAAGAAATGACAGGTACTCAACCTGTTCAAGATGATGGAATGAAATTAACGACTACACTTCCCACAAGAAGTAAGTCTATAATTCAACCTCAATTTAATACAACTCAAGCTGAATCAACTTCCCAAACTACTTCTAACATGAAACAATTTGAAGGTATGAGAGGTGTTAATCCAAGTACAGGTGAAGTAGTTATATTTCGAGATGGTAGATGGCAACTAACAAATTAGGTTTACCCCCATTACCAGAGGGTTTTGTTTTAGAGGAAACTCTTATGCCACCATTACCACCTGGCTTTGAGTTAGAATCTCCTAAACTAGAAACCGTAAAAGTTGATTATCTTTTTAAAGGTAAAAAAGATGATGAGTCATTTAAAACTGTTATTTATAATGCTGTAAAAAGACAAGAAAATAGTATTGCTAAAAACAATCCTTACGGAGTAAACCTTCCCCGAAAACAGGAAAATATCCAGCGAATAAAAAAAATCGGTGGTAAGGTAATGAAAGGAAGCGATACCTTACTAGAATTTAATGACTTGCAAAGTGGTTTATCTGAAGGGGAAAGAATCATTGATAACATATTGGCAGTTTCTAATAATGATCCAGCAAAATTTTACTCTAACTATTCAGGATTGCCAGAAAATAGTCCTGAAGTAAGATCTTTTGTTCAAATAGTTAGTTCTGAATTAAAT